TCAACATTTGCTGCAGCGAAGTCCTGCATGAGTTCAATCGTGCAAGTGTTGTTCTGCAAGCCACCAACGAATGAACGGTTGCCACCAAATGCGGTTACTTCAACTGACTCAATTTCATAATTAACTTCAACAGAGTTTGACCTGTCTGACAATTCGGTGCCGTTGATTGTGATTCCAACATCTTTAAGAACGATTTGAGCCATGATTATTTATCCTGTTCGCTTGTTACTGACTTTGAAACTTTTGCATTGACTTCTGCGAGGTGTCCTGCTTCGACCAACGCCTCAATGTTACACCCAACTAGCGCATCGCTGTCCACTGTCTTGCCTTTTTCTCCAAGAGCGAACCTGTCACTTAACACCTTGTAAGTTGTCATATCTTTTCCTATCCGTGAACTTCCACTTGTAATTGGATAACCAAGAACTGTGCGCCATTCGCATCAAGACTTGTTATGTCAGCACCTGAGCGTACTATTAAAGTTGAACATACACCACCAAGCGTTTGATCTGCTTCAATCGCCGCACGAACACTCTTAGCACCGGAATATGAAAGGTAATCGTCAAGCGAGGCGTGTGCGGTTCGATCTAGCCAGCGACCAACAACAACATAAATAGTCCAATCCATAACAACATCGCCACCCGAAAATGCTCTGTGGTAATCAACACGATTGATCTCTGGGTACGCAAATGGCGGGTTCTCTTGCTCAGGCTGGTACGAGAAAGTACGCAGGCCTGAGATAGTTGCTAGCCGTGTTTGAAGCCCTGTGGCTACCTGAGAGATAGTTGCTGGCATTAGATTGCACCAAACACTACATACTGGTTCAGAAGGTCACGCACATCTGGATCGACAGCCCGAACTTGTAGAGCCATATCAGCGAATCCGACAACACCTAGTGCAGCGTTTAGGCGGGCGAATTGTCGCATGGCGAGAAGTACGCAGGCCTGAGAAACATCAGCAGGAACAGCGTTCCAACCCCAGAAGCCAGTCACCTGACAAGTAGGGAATGAAGGAACAGTGAACAACGGGAATGTTTGACCGCCAACCATACGGGCATGAACATATGGGTAGCCACGAAGGGAAGCATCAGTTGGTTCGAGGATGTAATCAACGCCCTGTGTCAGCGTAGTTGCATATGTTCCGTTGGCTGTCGTATCAATCTTGATCGTCACAGTTGCGTTCGCTAAATCCTCTGGCATACGCAACAGATACTCGTTAATTGGGTAGATGTTAATTGCGGTTGATGCAGTCTTATAAAAGAACCTGCCACAGTAACCATCGATGCGCCTAGATGCAGACTCAATCGCCTTCTCTAATAGCCCGTCATCCACATTGTCTGTAAGGCGCAGAGCAGACTTAACATCTTGCAAGGTGCAGTAACCATTAACGATTGCCATGAGTTATGCCTTGCGCTTTTTCGCTGCCTTTACAACAGCACGCTCTGCTACAGCCTCAACTGATGCCGTTTCGACCTCATCTGTCATATATTTATGATCAAAGTCAAGTTCACGCAACGCCGCATCTACCGCTTTCACACGGTCTTTCAATCCTCTGCGTACATATCCTTCACGCTCAACTAGTAGTGCTTCAATTTGTTTTTTCATATCACAAATCATACACGGTATAAAAAGAAAGACCGCCAACACCGTTCAAGATGCTGGCGGTCTTTCGGTCTAATCCGAAATGAAATTATCGGCTTTAGAAGGTTGGTGTGACCAATCCAGTTCCGCCAACGAGTGCGAAAGCGTTTGGATAACGGTTAGCAGTGAACGCACTGTAACCATAAACGATCATCTGAACATCGAGTTCAGCACCCTTTGGTTGCTCGAAGCGCAACATCATTGGGGAACCATCGCCTGTTTCCCAGAGGTGTGCTTCTTGTGTGTTACCAATGATGATGACATCTTCGTTAGTTCCAGCACCGTTGGTTGTGATCACATTGGCATCAGTGATTACTGGCAAGCCTGCAATCGTGTAGCCAGAGTTGCCATAAACAACTGAACCTTGACCAACTGAAACAGCGTTGAACGCACCGTTACCTACTGGTACTGCCAATGGGCGGTTCGTGGTATCAAGTGCTGACAGAATCCAAGCCAAACGGCGTGGGTGCATCAAGATGAAGTTTGGTCCACCAAAGTAGTTGGTCTGAATACGCTGTACGGCATCCAACAGTTTTGGATACAACTCAGCAACAGATGGTGATGCGTCAGTGTAGGTGACTACTTGCGAGATCACATTGGTTAGTGATGTTGCGCTAGTAGTTACAAACAACGAATCCAAGTTGGTGTTATATGCAGAAACGAGGTCTGCCATTACCAACGAGTCAATTCCGGTGCCACGCTCAAGAGCCTGACGGGAAACATTCTGCTGACCAGCAACAGTGACAACTGAAACATCGAGTTTCGTGTCATCCATGTTGGTCTCTTGAACTGCTGCACCTTCAGTTTGTACTGCGGTTGCAGAGCCAGTCGTGACCTTGCTGATGCTGATGGTCAAACCGCTAGCAGGGAGTTGATGCTTGCGAGCAACATCCAAGAACGGGCGACCTGCACGAGCGAATGGTGCAGCCAAGTCGGTGAGGAATTGTGGAACTACCAAGCCAGCGAAGTTTGCGCTGGTTACATCACGGCGTTCAATTTTTTCCTCGTTCATGTGACGAGCAAGGCGCTCTTTTGCGGCGAAGTCGTTGTTGAACTGTGCAGCATAAGCGTCAGCAACAAACGAAACTTCAGCCTGTGGGCTATAGGTGCGTGCTTCTGATTTAACTACTGCTGGTGATGCAACTGCATCGAACTTCTTTTCCTTGCGGAGTTCTGCAGCCTCGGCTGAACGCTTTTCGAGTTCGCTGTGGGTTGCAATTTGCTCGTCAAGTGAACGCACTTCGTCAAGTGATGCGGCAATTTCTGCATCCTGTTCTGCGGTTAGTTCACGGGCTTCTGCCTGTGCAGCCTCAACAATGGCTTCTGCCTTTGCAAGTGCGGCATCACGCTTTTCAATAAGTGATTTGCTAAATGACATAAATGACCTCCAAGATCATCTGATTTGAATGTATGTTTTCCTTTCAGTGTTAGGAGGTCAGTGACTTGTTCAGTCGGCTGTCTAACGGCTGCGAAGTTTCTGCAAAGCAACCTGATTTTTTCTCAGGCTCAATGTAGAAACTGGTGCAACAGTAACAGGCTCGATGCGCTTGCGCAACTCTGCAACGGTCTGCTCATAGGCAGGGAAGGTAACAACGCTCACATCAAACAGTTGAACCTCACGCAGTTCACGAACTGATCGATCATTATTCCAAGAATCCTTAATTGTTCTAAACGCAAAACTCATCTGCGATAGATCGCCACGCTTCATAGCCGACATGATTCTTGCAGCGTCAGGGTTCATCGGGTCAAGTTCTGCCTCGACACGCAAACCACGCTCATCTTCCTCTAGTGCAAGAGTTCCAGACTTAGAACGGGCAAGCGGTACACCTTCGTGATCGATCAGCAAACGAACATCTGCGCCATCGTTAAGTGTTTTGCTAAATGCTCCACGCTTTACAAACTCGGTAAATCCCATATATTCAGATGGTGAATCCCAAACCGCCGCATAACCAACTAAAGTTTTGCCTTCGTTCTCCGAACGAACTTCAAGATTTGAATACGCAATACTGCGCTTCTCATCAACTTCGGTTGCTATCCACTGCACAAGTTCGCTCATAACTTTTCACCTTACTATTCAGAATCTAATTTTTCAACGACACGGTTTGCATATTCCTGCGCTCTCCGTGCTGAAGCCTTACTTGCACCACCACCCCATAGCAACATCGCTACAAGTCCTGCTGTGATTTCGTCACCCTGTACCGCATCAAGATCAACTGTATGTCGGGCAATCCACGGCCCAATCTTGCGCCACTTCGCTTCCGTTACTTCACCTGCAGCCATCTTGCGTGCATCCTCAACCGTCTGCGGCTTTAGACCATCGCCAGAGAAACCTTGTGCGTGTAACGCCAAACCACGCTTCGCTGAGGCACGCATAAACGCTGGTGCGGAAAGATCGACAGCCCTGCGCTCAGATTCCTCTGGCATTTCCTCTGGCTCATCTTCCATCTCATCCTCATCTTCATCCTCTATTTCCTCGGATTCATAGGATGACTTCGCTTGCATAAGCAACATAATCGCAGAGTCAATAAACGCAATCATTTCCTCGTTGCGCTTACTCATCATCTTGCGTTGCCCTACTTCACCTGCTGGTTCCATACCTTCAGCCAAAGACTGTGCAACCATTCGATCTATCGCATCTTGCTTTGTGTCGTAACAGGCAAGCGTTGTCGCTGACCCATCTGATTCGATTTTTACTGCAGCCCAATTAGAACAATCGGATTGATTTGCTGATATTCCGTAAGGCATAACTAGTCCGAATCAACCGTGATAATGCGGACTGTTTCGGTTACACCTGAAGCGCAGATAGCCCATAGCCCATCACCGACACCAAGCCCGCCCTGAATAGGTGCGCTGTGCTTTACAATCGGGAAACCTTGTGCGGCAGTTACATTTGATCCACCGATATAGACAGTATTGTTTCCTTCGATCTGCACATATACAGGGCGATTGATATTGTCCACTGGAACAAGGTTCACGACTGTATCTGTAACAGTTACTTTATATGCTTTCATTTTTTACCTTTCAGGTGGGATTGCGTCAGTACCAATAGTTGGCAAATCTCCACCTTCAATTCCGGCGACAACTGTGCCAGCCAACCCCATAACGAATTGATCTCCGCCTTCATATGGTTCACGGTTTTCAATTTCACGGGCTTCGTTAGGTGTCATTGTTCCGTTCATAATTTGTTTCTGTTGTGCGTTTACACGGGTCATCAAGTCTGCACGCAAGAACTCTTCAGGATTAAATCGAACTGATTGTGGGCGTGGCAACATTTCGCTAAACGCAGATTCCAAGCGCCGCACCCAACCAAGCAGGGTGTACTTAAAGAACGCCGAACCTAATGCTTCAATGTTCTGGTAGGTCTGCGAGTCTCCGCCAGTACCAATGATTAGGTGCAATGGGATTCGATACACACGAGCGATATCACGAATGATTGACTCTTTATGTTCGAGCATTTGCATATCTGCGGCGCTCGTTGTGATACTGCGCCACTTCAAACCGCCTTGTAATACGGCAGGCTTGCGATGCTTATAATGTGCCTCAACCCAGTTGTCACGAATTTGTCGTGCCTGATCAATCGTTAAGGAACTATCTGTTTCAAGTACGGATGATGGGGTTGCGCCTTCACCGTAGAACTGTGCAAGGAATCTATCCATAGCCAAGCCCATGCCAACCGTGTTGCGCATAGTTTCTAGCGGGCTAATTCCTCGCAACTGGTTCGGAAGTATCGCCCAATGGATTGCACGAATATCTTTGCTTGAATACTGGACTTTGCCTAAGTCATAGATCAGTTCGCCTGTGTCGGTAGTTGCGATTCCTTTGATTGCGTGGGGGTGAATATTGCGCATTTCAACGGGAAGTCCATCTGAACCTTTTGGCGCATAAATGTAGGCGTTGCCATGTAGTGCAAGAGTGAGCATTGTTTGATGCACAAACTCGAACATATTTTGGTGATCGTTGGGTTGCTGGAGTACTGATGGTGTTGGGAGTTTTTCAATTCGACCTGCTCTCGTGCGCACCAGTTCTACTGGCATAGATGCGATGGAGTCAGCAAGGATAGTCACGGAAGCAAGAACAGCGCTATGTGCAACAGCAGTAATCTCTGTAACGATTTCGCCTGACCAGTTGTTATATAGCGGGCGTGCAGTTATCTGGTACGGGTCAATGCTTGTTGGAAGCGCACGCTGTTCAGATTTTTTCCACAAACTCATGCTGCCAAGCCTCCACCGACTACCAAGAGAACACCAAGAACAATAACACCAATCGGAACACTAAAAGAACAAATGCCAGCGACAATACAAATTGCGCCAACTAGTTCAACTGCTGTTGTAATTGCTTCTCTAAGTTTCATTCCAAATATCCAATACTGATGGTGCTGGTTGATTTTCTGGTTTACTTGTTGCACGGTCTAACGCCATAACCATAGCAATACAGGCGTCAATCTTTCGTTTACTTTTTCCTTTACTGAGTGTCCAACCTTTGTCGCTCATTCTTTGGGCCGCAGATAACACCTGATCGGTAAAGGTAGGCGAACCATCGTGAGCAACCTTCTTGGCAACAATCATTTCGTAGGCGTTGCCGCAGGCTGGAACCATTCGTGAAGCGGTCTGCGGGAAGGTAACAAGGTTCATTCCTTCGTCAGATAGCGCTTCTGCTGAACGCTCAAAAAAGGCAGGGTCATATACGAACTCACGCACCTCATAGGTGTTGTGTAGTTCTCGCAGATGCGCTTCAACTCCAGCGATATCAATGCCCTCTATTTCAGGATTCCAAATCTTTGCCTTAAGCACTACACGGTCTGACTGTGGTTGCGCTATACAAACAGCAATCGTGTCTCGCTTTAACGCCATATCTATTCCAACCCATACAGGAAGTTCAGGGTCAAGTTCGTGTGTATGCGATACACATTGTTCCCAAGTTCCTACAGGAAGCCAAGACTCTTGTGACCTCACCCACTGGTTTAGACGCCAGCGCCGCACCGAACTTTCCGATGTTTGGCGAACTGCGGCAGATAAATCCTCTGGGTCAAGTAAGCCTTCCGAGAGATTAGGGTTTGCGATACCCCAAGCCTTGCGATCATTCAGGTCACAATCAGGTGGCGCTTCCCACCACCAGAAACCAAAAGTTGGGTCATCGATCTCACCAGAGACAACCTGCTTTCCATATTGGTACATCTGACCCGCTAAAGAATCCAAGTCATAGCCTGCGGTAGTAATCGAACAGATCAAAGGCTCAAGCCTGTTTCCGGAACCAAGAGACATTTGATCGAACAGGTCTGCGTTTGCTTGGCCCCAAATCTCGTCAAACAAAACTAGTGACGGGTTAAGTCCAGCCTGCGCTTTAACATCACTAGAAAGAACACGGAACACCGAACCGAAGCGTGGCATCTCAATCGCATCCCGATAAACCTTTGCCTCCGCATTAAGTAGCGGGCTGTTCTGGATTTGCTGTTTTGCTTCGTTGAAAATAATTCGTGCCTGCTGTCTATCGTTAGCAACAGCAAAGATTTCCGAACCAGCCTCACCCGCAATCATCGAGTAAACGCCAATGGCGCTCATCATTAGTGACTTGCCATTCTTTCGAGGAAGCCCAATCAGCGCTCGCCTATAGCGCAACCTTCCCTCATCCGTGCGTTCATACAAACATCGGAGTAGCCACTTCTGCCAGTTCGTGAACTGTAAAGACTCGCCAGCCTTAAAGCCTTTAGGAACAATGAAGTGTGTTTCGGCAAACTCAACAATCTCGTCACCGTCAGTATTTTTGAATTTGCGTGGAGTATAAAAAGCAGGCTTCCATTTATCTGCTGGCTGAACGCTTTTCGGCAATCCGTTTGTGGAGGTCACTAAAGTCATTCTTGTTTGTCTCCCCTACTCCCAACAACCCTCGCTCTGATGGTGTGAATCCTATCTGACCAAGCAAGGTAATAATTTGCCGATCAACTTCCCGCAGCGCTCTGCGCTCACGCCAAAGAGTTTGATCTTGAAGCAACATAGCCCTCAAGCGCATACGCTCATCAACGACTTCGCAAAGCATCAAGACAAGTTCCGTATCCATATTCTGTTTTAACCAGCCCGCACCAGAAGTCCAAATCTGATTCCAGAGGCGCAGACCATAACGCTCACTTAACTGGCGATGCGGCTCAGGGATATGCGAAGTAGGCAAAGAAACAACATCCGCAATAGGCGCAGGCTTAGGCAACTTCCTTCCTGAAGGATTACCTATGCGCTGTTTGCGCTCAACGGGCTTTCGATTATGCCCACCACTACCTTTGCCACCCATATTGTTTAGACCTCACATCCAATCAGATACATATTGACATAATCCCACTTGATTCGCTTCCTTTTCGGTTCTTTTGCTTCGTAAAAAACTGGTTTTGCTGACGATATACACGCAGTAA